ATGATTTGAGCTACCCGCTGTCTTTGACCCTAGCCGCTGGAAGCAACACGCTCAACCCGCTCCTCGAAATGGCGCTGTTACAGCGCGTAACACAACACGTTGCGAGCCGCGGGGATGACACCGTGGTCCTGTCGAGTGACTACTGGGACCGCATTTCGAGCATGATGGGGAAGGGGATCGGCTGATGGCGCACGTCCCGCACGGCATGATGCGGCTCGTCGCGACGTTGCAGAACCCTGCTACGACCGTGGACGATCTCGGGCAGGCCGTCGAGACATGGTCCGACGTCGCCGTGATCCCCATGCACATCGAGCAGCTGGACACCGCCGAGAGCGTGGACGATGGCGGCCCGGCGATTCAGAGCAACTACCGAATCCTGTGCCCCTGGCACCCGTCGATCTCGACGCGCAGCCGGTTGGTCTGGTCCGACTGGGGCACGACCCGCTACCTCAACATCCGCGGCGCGACCGACCGCGACCAGCGCCGCCGGAACATGGAAATCATCGCCGTCGAGGTGGTGCTGTGAGCGTTCCGGTCATCAAAATGACGCTCGAAAGCAAGGAATTGAGGGCAACCCTCAACCAGCTGCCGGAACGCCTGAACGAACGGGCACGGAAGACAGGTGCGCGTCGGGCGCTTGCGCCGTTCGTGAAAGACCTTGCCAAGCTCTGGAAATCATCCATGTACCGTGGCAAGAAGACGCACCGCCAAGCCATTGCTTCGGCGACGCAGATGGACATTCGCCGTACGGGCGCGGGCCCATCGGCGCAGCTTCGGGCGCAAATTGGGATTCGATACGGCGCGAAGGGTGGAGCGCGGGCCAAGGGACGCCAGCGCATCTACCACATCCTCGAATCGGGATTCCGGCATTTCGGCGGCGGAAGCAGCTTCTATGCGTCTGCACCGCAGTCGCTCGCTTCACAGCGTGATGCACGTCGTGCGTTCGTGAAAGAACAGCGCGACGCAATTTGGAAAGCCAACCCCGGAAACACCAGGCAGGCCAAGCAGGCGCGTAGCTCGGCCATGTACGCCATGTATGCGGAAGCGCGGTCGCAGTTTAAGGAATTGGCCGACTACACCTCGACCAAGCGGAAAGCCATGGACGCGGCCAAGGGGTCAGCAAAGACCATCCGCGGCGCGTTCCGGTCATACCGCTGGGCGCGGGCGAATCTGCAAAAGGTCATGGATGCCATGGCCCGTGAGACGCTTGCAGAGGCAAAGAAGCTGCTCTCGAAGGGCGGCAAGCCATGAGCAGTCTTTCCGCCATCGCTGAAGGGTTGAAGTTGATCCTTGACGGCGCAGGCGTTGCCGACGCTACGCCGGGAATGCGTAACGCGGGCGACCCGTTGCCCGCCGTTACCTACGAAATCGTTTCCGGCGAATGCGTTCGCCATATGCCCGCAGCAGAATCCGGCGTATGGATCATCGGCGCGGAAGTCAATATCTACGCCGACACGACGCTTGCGCTGCTTGGGTTCGTGGATGACGTACTAGACGAGTTCAACGGGACCGTTACTTCTAACACCGTCGATTTCGTTTGTACTGGGTATTCGTTCTCAATCCGCACGGAAACGCAGGCGGACGGCGCGGAAGGCGATGAACGCGTAGCAACTATCGCAATTCAACTACAGGTAGGGGTCTAAACATGGCACTTATTGCAGGCTTTGGCGGAACGCTTACGTTTTCGGGAATTGCCACAAGCGGAGCGGGAAACCTGACCGTTATCCCGGTTCGCTCGTTTACGTTGAGCGTTGAGAAGGCGTCGCTTGATTCGACGACGCTTGGCGACTACCGCGAACGGCGGTTGCCTGGACGCGTCCGGCGTTCCGGGACGATGACGATTCTCCGTCAAACGTCTACGGCGGATGACACCCTTCGCGCGCATTTGTATCCCGCCGATCTTTCTGCGGCGGTTTCGGCATCGCTGACGCTGAAATACGTCGATCAGGGCGGGATGGGGTTTGACGAGTATGGAGCCGGAACGAACGCGTTCAACGTCCTTGTTACTTCAGCATCTATCACGGACGATGGGACTGGCGTTGCTATGTGGGAACTTTCGTGGGAGGAACAGTAATGCCGATTCCGTTGGCGTCCATGCTTGCCCGTTCGCGCGCCGTGACGATTGAAGGCGTCGGGGAACTTGTCATCCGCGAACCGACGTTGGCAGACGTTCAGCGGTCATCCACCGACCCCTACTGGTGGGTTTCCTGCGTCAGCTGCCCGGACGGTTCGCCGTTCTTGGACAACACCCAGGACGCGGGCAAGATCCGTTCCGAAATTGCCGGGGCCATCCTTACGGAAATCAATGCTGTCCGCCCTACTCACGCGCCGAAAGGCGCATCTTTCGAATCGCGTCCTACGATGCCCAACTAACCATGCCCGCAGGACTTGCCCATAGCGAGTTCACGACGGGCGAAAGGTGCGAGTGGTTGCTAGGTGTCATCGCGTGTTCGCTTACTGGCAGGAAGCCGCACGGATTCTTCCCGTGGTTGAAGGGTAACGCATGGCAGACAAATCGCTAAAGGCGACGATCCAAGTAGACATGGACAACCGAGGCGTTGTCCGTGGCGTTGCCGACACAAAAAACCAGTTGGAAAAGTTGAACCGCAGCAGCGCAAAGACGGCGCGCGCTGCGGGCATTACTGCCGCGCTTGGCGTGGCGGAAACGGGTATCAACCTTGTCCGACAGGCGGCGCAGTTCATAGACCGACGCGTAGATCAGTTGACGGAAATTACCACCAAGTTTTCCGTTGCCGCGCAGAACGCGAAGATTGATGCGGACCTATCGCGGGAACAATCAATGAAAGCCATCGCGGAAGCGTTGGCCCCTGGTGCTATGGAAGTCCTGCGCGCCGGAACCGACGTAGCAGGCGGGGAATCGGCACGGATGCAGCGCAACGCGGCGCAAATCAGCGGGGGCATGGGGGCAACGGCGCGCTTTGGCGAAAACTTTATGGCGAGTCTGAATATCCTTGCCGAGTTCGGTGCAGCAGAAATGCTTGGGTTGGAGAAGTTGCTTTCTGGCGATATCGCCGGGGCAATGCAGGCCGACGCGCAAGCATCGCAAATGTTGTTCAGCGAACTTGGGAACGCGCAGAACTTCGCCTATGCGCCGCAGGGAAGCGCGCGCGGGATGCCATACGAGACGCCCGGACTTATGGAGCGGCAGACAACCGCACTCGAAAGCATCCAAAAAAAGATCGGTGGGCAATAAATGGGAACTTGGACCCACGTAGAGCGGACAGAATCTAGGCAATACTCGCTTTCTGATAGATGGGGCGAGCAGACAATTCAACTCGTCTATTTGTCCTACTGGACGCCTACGAACAATGCCGACCCATTCCCAGGCGAAGCCTCGCTCCTTACAAACGCTCCGGCAAAGCCTCAAACCCGGTTGCCATCGGGAATTTACGGAACACCAGTCAACGCATTTCTTTCGCGGTTCGTATGTCGGAACGTCAGCATTGAACCTTCCCGCGAACGCCCGTACGCGTACACCGTCCGCGCTACGTTTACTACCTACTCATACCCGTACGCCGATACGCCCTGGGGACTTGAATACGTCAAGCAGACGCGTACTTCGACGTTCCGAACGATGAGTATGTATCGACTCGTCAGCACGCCGCCAACTAATGGCGACGTAAGTTGGCCGAGCGGAGTAACCGATATCGGCGGAACTAAAGTTGATATCAACGGCAACCCGCGTCCGTTCAAGGTCGGACAAGCGGCTATCCAAGTCGAATTGCTTGTTGACCGCGCGCCTGCGACGTCTATTACGCCGCAATTCACGGCACAAGATCCCGCGTGGGGAACTTTGTATGGGTTCCTGAACAAGCGGAATAGTGCAACGTTCCTTGGTTACGGTATTGGGACCGTTCTTTGCAACGGCATTACAGCTTCGCTTGATTCGGAATGGTGGCGCGTCCAAGTGTCATTCCTTGTTGACGACAGTTACCACCTCGAGCAGGTGCCGATTCCGAATCAGACTGGCGCGGCACGGCTACGCCCAGGCGTGACTATTGCAGGCGAGCAAATCAACCAAGTCGAAAAGGTTGGGTGGTACCAACCGTATATGGCTACCAAAGTTGATTTTGCAACCATGTTCACTTCAAGCGTGTCCGACCAATTCGGCAAGGCAGGACCGGAGCGACCCGTATGACATGGCATCGGCCCATCTTCCGAGAAGGTTTGTTCGGCGCGGCGAACCGCGTCGTTACGAATGGATGGACCGATTCTGCGGAAATGGTCCGAGAGAACGCGGACGGCATCCGGTTCGCGTCCGCGCTTCAGGTTCAGCCACAAATCATCGCGCAGCATCTGTGCCAAGTGGTTTCAGCTACGTCGCTTGCCGCTAACCGTTGGACCTATACCGTGAAGGTATGGATTCCGCCGAGCATCGCGGGATCCGGCGTTTCGACGCTTCAGGATGACCGCTTCAATTTCAGCACGTGCCGGAATCTGCGCGAGGAGTTCAACACGGCAACCATCGTAGACGGCATGGACATTACCACCCCGGCGAGCACCATCGGCCCGGTCGGCAGCGTGTGGACCGGGTCCGCCTGGACGACTTCGAGCCTGACGGCGGTCGCCATGGTGTTCGTCGTGTACGACCTCGGCGGCAACGCCTACGCCTTCTTCGATCGCCCGAATCCCGTGAGGTGCACCTGATGCCGAACGTCACGATCCAAACTCCCATCGTCAACCTGGTCATATGGCCGGGCGAGCTGCACTTCCTGACGGTGTACGTCCGCAACCTCGACACGGGCGCGGTATTCAATTGCACCGGCTACACGCTGAAGGGCAAGTGGACCATCGGCACGGCGACGGGCACCATTAACGGCACGTTCGTAAACGCCAACAACGGCCACGGCACGATCACGACGCCCAGCGCCACCACGGCCACTTGGCCGAACAATGCCTGGGGCACGTTCACCGTGTACCTCGACGACAACGCGAGCACCGAGAACCTTCACGTGACCGACTTCACCTTCCGAACCGCAGGAGTGGACATCCCATGATCCCATCGATGTTCCGAAAGGCCATGGTCGGAGATGGCTCCACGCTGTCGCTTGACTTCACCACGGGCGTCCTGGACTCGCGCCTGACGTTCACGCGGGCGAGTACGACGGCGACGTACATCAATTCGAGCGGCTACGTTGCGTCGGCTAGCACCGATGTCCCCCGCTTCGACCACGACCCGTCCACGCAGGCTCCGAAAGGGCTGCTGGTGGAGGGGACGGCGACGAACCTTGCAAGGCGTAGTGATGATTTCAACACTACGGTTGTAGATGGCACTCAATGGACTGCAAGCGGTTACACAGCGGGAACATTGTCAACAACTCTTCCTGACGGAACCACAGGCAACGCACGAAGGATCAGTATTGCGTCTGGATCTGGGTCGTTCCGTTCATCAGCGATTTCGGTGACGGCATCAACTGCGTACACGTTCTCGTTTTGGGCGCGAAATAACGGCGGATCACAGGCAAGATTCCGTGTTTGGAACGTCACCGCTGGTTCCTCCATCGTTGACTACACGCAATCCGTGAACAACTATGTCTCGCAGATTGGTGGCGCAAACAACACATCCAGCACGTGGGTTCGCGTATCCGTGCCGTTTACGACGCCCGCAGGATGTACGTCCATTTGGGTGTACCCATCTTCAAGCGATTCCGGCACGGTTGATCTGTTGATTTGGGGCGCACAGGTCGAAGAACGCTCCGCCTCCTCGTACATCCCCACGGGCGCGAGTCAGGCGACGAGGAATGCGGACAACTGCGAACTTCTTGACCTTACCACGATGGCATTCAATGCAAGCGCGGGAACGATTTACACCGACGTCGGTACGCGCTTGAACACCGGAAGCCAGCGCAACTACACGTTCCTTCCAGCAAGCGGCGGAAACAATCAGATTTTCGAGGGGTCAAGTTTTGCTTTGAACGTTTACAGCAGCGGATCATTTGTCGCGCAGATTGGTACGTCGTCACCACTTGCGGCGCAAAAGATCGCTGCGGCGTATGCGTTGAACGACTACGCGGTGTCCGTGGCGGGCGGTGCAGTTGCGACAGATACGTCCGGAGCGTTGCCGAGCGGCCTCACAAAGTTGACCATCGGCGGAAGCATTATTAATTCTGCCGCTTACATGGGCGGCTGTATTCGCGTGTTCAAATATTGGCCGACCCGCCTCACTAACGCCCAACTTCAAAGCCTCACCACATGACCGACTTCATGCTCCGAACCAACACCGAGGCGCAGATGGACGATGCGCTGGAAGCCGCAGGACTGCTGGTCGAGGTCGATCAGGGCGGCGGCGAACTGGTCCTCATGCCCGTCGCGGGCTGCTATGTGGACCGCATCGGGCCGATCCCGGCGCAGCTCGACCCCGAGGGCGAGGTAATCCGGCCGAGCGACACCCGGTTCCACGCCAACATCCGCGTCACGTTCGCGCTCACGCCCGAGCAGATCGAGGCGCTGCCGACGTTTACGCCCGAGCCGACCATCCCGTACCGGGTGTTCGCGTGAAGGCCGCCGCGGTCATCCTCCCGCTCACCGGCTGCGCGTCGGCCACGGCGATCATTGCGCAGGAGACGAACACCGTGCGCGGCCGCGCCGGCAGCGCGAAGCGGCACCTCGACGCCGCCCAGGCAGACCTCGAGGCCATTGAGGTCGCCGCGGCCGAGGTGCACCAACAGGTCGCCTACGTCTCGGATGACGAGCACCCCGTCTACCAGACGCTTCAGTACCTCTCCATCGCCGTCATTGCTGCGGCCATCTTCGGCGCGATCTATTACATCAGAGGTCGGAAATGACGCTCCCCACATACGCATACACGCTCTGGCTCCTCGGGCTCCTGGTCATCACGTTCGCCGCAGGCTGCTCGGTCGGCCTCGGCTTCGCAGCTCGCCGCGCACCTCGAAAGGCTTCCCATGCTCGCAAGCGTTGAATCGTTCCTCGGCTCCCTGTGGTTCGGGCTTCTCCTCGGCGTGACCGGGCTGGTCGCCGGGTTCATCTACTGCCGTCGGTCGAAGAA